GGACAACGCAACCAGACAAGGATAGCGGATTTGACCATATGAACGATGCCATAGGCTATGCGGTAGATTATTTGTTCCCTATAAGAAAACAATACACAAAACAAATACCTCAGAGATGGAGCGTTAAATAATGTACATAATGAATCAAAATATGGATTCCTTAATTCGAGATAAAGAATTTATGGAAAACCGACACGATAACTATGATCTGATGATCCCTAGATGGAATTTTTATTTAAGATCATATTTAGGTGGAGATGAATACCGATCTGGTGGCTTCTTACACGAATACGCATTGGAACTAGATTTAGAATATCAAAATAGAATTAACTACACACCAATAGACAATCATTGTAGAAATATCATAAGTATTTACTCAAGTTTTCTATTTAGAGTACCACCAACAAGAGATTATGGCGTATTGGAGAGTGATCCTAGTTTAGAATCATTCTTAAGTGATACAGACCTTGATGGACAGAATTTTAATGCGTTTATGAAGAACGCACAGACTTACGCTGGTGTTTATGGGAATGTTTGGATATTTGTAGATAAACCAGAAAGCAACGCACAAACTAGAGCAGAAGAACTTAATCAAGACATAAGACCTTATCTAACAATGGTAACGCCAGATAATGTTATGGATTGGCACTATGTAAGAGCCGCAAGTGGTCGTTATGTATTGGATTATATTAAAGTTAGAGAAGAAACTACATCTGATGGAGCATATTTTAGAATATGGACACCTAACGATATTTCTTATGTATTCGTACCAGAGAGAGGCAAGATAAAAGTTATTGAGGTTAAGCCTAACCAATTAGGAACTATACCAGCTATTTGCCTGTATAATAAAAGATCACCACGACAAGGTGTAGGCATTAGTGATTTAACAGATGTGGCATTATTGCAACAGTCTATTTATAATGAGTTATCTGAGATGGAACAACTTATTAGACTATCCAATCACCCTAGCTTAGTTAAAACTCAAGGAGTTGAGGCTTCTGCTGGTGCTGGTGCAATTATATCAATGCCAGATGATTTAGATAGTGGATTGAAACCTTTTCTATTACAGCCAAGCGGATCAAACCTAAGTGAGATTAGATCATCTATTGAGCAAAAGATTGAGATGATAGATAGAGCAACCCATATGTCTGGTGTAAGACAAACTAAAACCCAAGTACAATCTGGGATTGCTTTACAGACTGAGTTTGAAAACCTTAACTCTACATTAAGTGAGAAAGCTGACTTATTGGAAAACGCTGAAGAACAAATATGGAGCTTATGGGCTAGATGGCAAGGTAAGTCGTTTGATGGTGTTATTAACTACCCAGATAGCTTTAATCTTAGAGATTATGCTTCTGATCTTGCATACTTACAACAGGCTAAAGCAAGTGGCGTAAGATCAAGCACATTCCAAAAAGAAATAGATAAACAAATTGTAGGTGCGGTTATTGATGATGACGCTATTATTAGTACGATTAATGACGAGATCACAGCACAAACAGAGGTCGGAGTATTTGAAACAGCACAGACACAAGCGGAAGTAGCAGAAGAAGATGCCGAATAAGATAGACTTATCGGAAGATAGCAAAGTCAGTTTACCAGCCAAAAACCTTTTATTTATACTAGCTGCAGTTGCTATTGGTAGCTTCAGCTATTTTAATCTATTAGAAAGATTAACTTTGGTAGAGACTGAGCTTCAGTTAATTACTAAAGACTTAGAAGCGGCTAATGACTTCATAGATGGAGTGCCTAAAGGCGATATGGTTAGTCCTCAGATACAAGAGTTGTTTATGTTAGTTGAGTTTATTTCTAAAAACCAAGACAAACTTAAAGAGCAGATGGAAAAAGAAATTCCAATGATACAAAAGAATGATGTGGTAATTCAATTCCACGAAGAACGCATAATTGATTTAGAAGAAAAAAATGGGAGTTACAAACAATGATCGAAATAGTGTTTGCTATGATGATGATTAAAGATGGAAACAAAGTTCTAGAGTATGTTCCAACGAAGGGAATGTCTGATTGTTTGGCTCAGAAAAGAGTTGTATCTAGATCGATTGGTGAAGATCAAGAAGGAATATATATCCAATGCAAGGAAGTAAAAGCTGAACTTGAAACTGATATGGGAAGGCTAAGAATTAAACGAATCATTGAATAGGGGGAGCTATGATGTGTCGTAACTGCGAACACGAGTGTCATTGTGGAAACAATGGACAATGTGCTATATGTAAATGTTCTAACTGCGAACATAACGCATTAGACGAATTTTGGAAAAGAAATGCGGAAGATAAAGAATTACACGAGCCACATAAAGACTGAGAAGGGAACTTCACAAGGTAGAAACCCTATAAAGTCTACTATGAATAAATCTAAGAGAAGATCATATAAAAAATACAGAGGACAAGGCAAGAGAAGATAATGGCTGATAAGATAGAAGATTTAGCACAATTGAGAGAAAACCTTGTAGATGATATTGAACTTAGACATACGAATAGATTAAATATAGCTCTTGAAAACTTAGAAAGAGATGTTGTTAAAATAGCAAACGAACTACCAACTAAACAAGGTAAGTTGTTTGAGGCACGATTGGCTGTTGAGATAAGACCAAAGCTAAGACAAGCCATTGATGAACACTACACTCTATGGGCTGATGGTACTGTTAGAGAATACGATAAGGTTGCAAAACAAGTCGTGGATAATATGAAAGTGCTACCAATACCAGCTAGATTTAAAACTCTTACTGAAGTTGATATAGAAACGATAACAAACCTTAAAAGAGTAAAGTTCACAGGCTTTACAAACATTGGAACGGAAACAGTAAACGCTTTAGCTGATAATGTTTATTCCTCGACAATAAGTGGAAAACCAATTAATGATATGGTTAAGTCACTTCAACAAAGAATAAACGGAGTTTATATCAAAGCTGATGTTGATGAGATAAATGAATTAGTAGAGTTTGTTGCTACAACAACAGATGAGGTAGCAAAGGCGAAGGCGATAGAAAGATTACACACATTTTATGGTGCAGATCGTGTTGGAAATAATATGAGAAGATATGCTAAACAGTTAGCACACGACAGTTTAATGGAATTTGATGGACAGTTTACTAAAGCAAAAGCAGAAGAAGCTGGTCTAACAAACTTTCTTTATTACGGAGATATAATTGGTGATAGTAGACCATTTTGTATAGCTAATAGAGGAAAGATATTTTCAGAGGAAGAACTTAGAGATAAGTGGTCATCTGAGATTTGGAAAGGTAAATCAACAACCGATCCATTTACAAGTAGAGGTGGATATAATTGCCGACACCATCTACAACCGACTGATCCAAGTTGGTATAATGAAAATGGCGATCTTATAATATAGGAGATACTACTATGGCTGACGAGCAAAAAACGGAGATTGAGAATACTGAATCTCTAGAAACAAAACAGGAAGTCGAACAACAAGAGCCAATGATTGCACAAAGCGAATTGGATAAAATTCTTGAAAAAAGACTAGCAAGGGAAAGAGCTAAATTTGAAAAGAAATTTTCTGGTATTGATCCCGATGAAGCAAGAAAACTCTTAGAAGAAAAAGAAGCTAAAGAGTTGGATATGCAAAAACAACGAGGTGAATTTGATAAAGTATTGAAAGAAACAGTATCTAAAAAAGACGCTGTTATTTCACAATACCAAGCCGAGTTACAAAAAGTAAGAATTGATGACGCATTGATTAAAGTAGCAAGCGAACAACAAGCTATTAAACCAGAGCAAGTCGTTAATTTACTTAAAAACAAAGTCCAATTAGGAGACGATGGTAAACCAGAAATTATTGGTGATAATAATGCACCAATGTATAACGATAAAGGTGAGCCACTTAGTATAAAAGAATATGTTGGACAGTTTTTAGATGACAACCCTCATTTTAAAGTTGCAACACCTAGCGGTGCTGGATCTAGATCGAGTGTTGGTGGTGATACGCCCAAACCTTTGAACTTGGCGGAACTAAATATGAATAATCCCGAAGATAAAGCAAAATATGCTGAATATCGTAAGGAGAAATTATTAAAAAATTATTAACTTATAAACCATAAAGGAGAAATATTATGGCTAACGAATCAACAACGTCTACATTAGACGATTTGATCTCGCCTATGGTTGCAGAAGCTCTATTTGTAGCATCTGAAACTTCAATTATGCGAGGTCTTGTAAGAAACTACACAATGCCTAAAAATTCGGGCAAGGTACTACAAGTGCCAATTTACCCAACTGTAAGTGCGGCGGCTGTTGCAGAAGCAACTGACCTAAGCAACACAGCAGTATCAACTTCAAAAGCTGATCTAACGGTGTCTGAAGTTGGAATTATGACAACTGTAACAGATATGGCTTTAAACGTATCTGAATCAGATGTGGTAAGAGATCTAGGAAAATTATTTGGTGAAGCTATTGCTAAAAAAATTGACACTGATCTAACTGCTTTATTTGACGGATTTTCAACTGCAGTTGGTGCGGCTGATGCGGCTATCACTGTTGCAAAAATCTTTGAAGCAGTATCTAAGCTAAAACAAGCTGGTGTACCAAGCAACGATATGTCTTGTGTTCTACACCCAGCGATTGCTTATGACTTAAAAGCTAACCTAACTAATACATTTGCAAACCCTAACCCAACTGATCTAGCTAACGAAGCATTAAGATCTGGTTATGTAGGTCAACTTGCTGGTGTAAGTATTTATGAAACTTCTAATATGGCTAACACTGGTACTACTGGTGACTATAAAGGTGGTTTATTCCATAAAGACGCATTAGGAATTGCTATGCTTCAAGACCTTAAAATTGAAACTCAAAGAGATGCTTCAATTAGAGGAACTGAAATTGTTGCCACTGCCGTTTTCGGTGTTGGTGAGCTACACGATTCATATGGAGTTGAAGTATTAGCTGACTCAAGCATACTTTAATCTTTATAGGATTAACGTTAAAAGGGGGGGGATTTTTCCCCCCTCTAATTATTTACAAGGAATTTTATTATGGCATTTGCGGCACGCACAGATTTAATTACATATCAGCCAGATATTGGTGATATGGGACTTAGTACAGCACAGCTTGATACTTATGTAACCCAAGCAATAGCAGATGTACAAAGAGATATTAGAAACAAATGGTGGTCAGTTTATCACAGCAATCAATCAAGAAACAGAAGCTATGCTGGTGGTATAGAAATTGATTTAACTTTACTTACTGATTCACAATGGACAAGAGCAACAGTTTATAGATGTTTGGGATATTATGTTTGTCCATCATTAACAAAATTTAACGCTACTGGTGACGAAGATCGTTTCCAACAAATGGGTATTTTTTATCGAGAAAGATATGAAGATGAATTTGCAGATATTTTACGAGATGGTGTTGAATATGACGCTAATGATGATAGCACAATATCTGACGCTGAAAAGGTTGCAGTTCATTCACTAAGATTGGTTAGATAATGGTAACAGTTAATATGCAGATAGAAGTATCTGCTGTTAAAGGTGCATTAGATCAGATTAAAAGAAAGATCCCAAGTGCTAGTCGAAAAGCTATGGCATTGACTGCAACTTTTATACAGAATGTTATAAAAGATCGTACAAGACAGGGAAGAAGTGTTAAAGGTGGAGCATTTAAAAAATACTCTAAAGGCTATGCAAAAGTTAGAGCTAAACGAGGTGCTACATTAACACCTAATTTATTTTTTACTGGTCAGATGTTAGGGAATATGTCATTTAAAAGATTATCTCAAACTAAAGGACAGATATTCTTTCCTAATAGACAGGCAAATATAAAAGCATTTTTTAATGATCAATCAAGACCATTCTTTGATGTAAACAGATCAGAAGAAGATAAAGCAGTTGAAGTATTTAGAAAATCATTTGAAAAAGAATTAAGAATATGAGTGAAAGAGAAGATATTGCGGCTCACATAGTTACAACCCTTACTGCGGTTAGCAGTCCGATTACATTCGGCAAAGTAACGAGAGAGCCTTTTGAATTAGATGAGTTGTCCCAACAACAATTCCCAGCAGTCTTTGTACAGACAGCTGATGAAACTAGAGAAGATATTACAATTAAGAACAGTAATATTACTCGTACAGGGACAATAGATTTTAGAATATTTGGTTTTGTTGCCAATGCAAGTGCAAGTACAGTTAATATAGATACTAAACGGAATGAGTTAGTAACAACAGTTGAGACTGCATTGGATAGCGACAGAACCAGAAATGGCAACGCATTGGACACACAATTAGTTGCTGTTGAAACAGACGAGGGAAGTATATTTCCTTATGGTGGTGCTATCATCACTATAAGATGCTTCTATAACTTCACGCAAGGAACACCATAATATGAGTGATAAAGTTTATTTAATTAAAAATGGAATTACAGTATTAACTGATAATCCTAATAAATTTCTAGCAGATGGGTGGACACATAAACATAACAACCCAGAAGCTAAGAAGCCAACAGGGAGAACTTATGGCAAAAAGAAAAAAACTTCAAAATAAAAATGGAGACACTATTGAGGTTTGGGATCACCAAGTAGAACATATGGTCAAGCAAGGCTGGTCAGATGGATCTTCAAAACCCAAAAAAACTAAACAACCAAAATCTTTTAATACAGAAGAAGGAGAAGAATAATGGCAGTACATACAGGATCAGCTGGACTAGTTAAAGTAGGGGGAAACACGATAGCCGAGGTCTCGGCTTTCACTCTTGAAACCGTAGCCGATGTCATCGAGTCAACACAATTATCTGATTCAGCAAAATCATTTGAAGCAAGTAGAGTTTCTTTCACAGCAACAATCGAATGTGCTTGGGATGAAACAGATACAAACGGACAAGTAGCTTTAAACGAAGGTCAATCAGTAAGCCTACATCTACACCCAGAAGGTGCAGATAGTGGTGATTATTACTATACTGGAACAGCTATTGTAACTGGAAACTCAGTATCAGTAACGATGGATGATCTAATTAGATTATCTATATCTGTTCAAGGAACTGGTGGAATTACTAGAACTACAGTATAATTTGACAATTAATCCAAATTAGGATAAAAAAAGCGTATGTCAGCAATCGATAAAATCAAAGATCATTATAATTCATTAAGTAAGGGCGAGAGCAAATACTTTGAAGAATGGGATTTAACTTTTTATAAAGAGCCTATCAATCTTGAAAAGAAAGGTAGATTATTTAAAAAGATGGAGCTTGATCCAATCGAGGGTTTGGCATACGCATTGATTGAACTTGCCTTAGACGAACAAGGTAAGAATTTATTTACATTAGAACATAAAATGGCATTAATGAAAAAAGCTGATCCAGATGTATTATCTGAAGCGGCAACTTGGTTAATGCAAACACCCACAAAAAAAGACATTAAAAAAAAATAACAACCGATCACGACTATCATACGATAGTTCAGTTGGCTGATTATTTGAAATTACCTATTCATAAAGTTATGGAGTTCTCAGTTGAGGAGTTTATGACTTGGATAATATTTTTAGAACAGAAACGCAAAGACGAGCAACATCAAGCTAATGTTGCAAGGATGCAAGCTAAAACTAGGAGATAAATGGCTAAACAAGTTAAAATAGATATAGTAGCAAGAGATAAAACAAAACAAGCTATTGAGTCATCAAAGCAAAATCTAGGTGGACTGAAAAAATTTGCATTAGCCGCAAGTGCGGCATTAGCGACTATTGGTGCTGGTCGTGCTATTGGAAACTTAGTTAGAGTTGGTAAAGAAGTTGAAAGTTTACAAGTTAGATTTAAGTTTTTATTTGGAACAGCAGAAGAAGGTACAAGAGCATTTGATAATCTTGCAAACTTTGCCGCTAAAGTTCCATTTAGTTTAGAAGAAATTGCGGCTGCTTCTGGTAATCTTGCTGTTGTATCTAAAGATGCTAATGAACTTTCAAAAATATTAGAGATTACAGGGAATGTTGCGGCAGTAACAGGATTAGATTTTCAAACTACTGCTAGTCAAATTCAAAGAGCATTTAGTGGTGGTATAGCGGCAGCAGATGTATTTAGAGAAAAAGGTGTTAGATCTTTATTAGGATTTGAACAAGGTGCAAAAGTTTCAATAGATCAAACTATTGAAAGATTTGAAGAAGTATTTGGAAAAGGTGGTAGATTTGGAAACGCTACTGATGAACTTGCTGGTACTTTTGAAGGTACAGTCTCTATGCTTGGAGATAAGTTTTTCAAACTTCAAAACGATATTAATGAATCATTTTTTACTGAATTAAAAACTCAATTTGGAGATTTAAACCAATTTCTAGCTAACAATGAAGATGAAATTGCTAAATTTGGTAAAGAAATAGGAGAAGGACTTGCAACTGCTGTTAGGTTAACTGCTGATGGTGTTATATTTTTAAAAGATAATTTTGATTTACTTACAGCAGTTTTAAAAGCAATTATAGCTGTAAAAATTGTTGGATTTTTATATGCGATGGCTGGTGCAATTACTGTTGTTAATGGTCGAGTATTACAACTTAATGCATCAATGAAGAAAAATTTACTTTTTATTGCGGCAACTGTTTTAGTAATTGGTGTTCAAAAATTAACTGAAGCACTTGGATTTTTAGGTGAAAAGACTGAAGAAAATACATTAAAACAACACGGATATAATGATGCTTTAAGAGAATTTGACAGACAATTACAAAATCAAAAGGCTTCTATTGCTGAAGCTATGCAATCTCAAGAAGCTTTAGCTGAAAAAACTAACGAGATGACTTCGGCTATGTCAGCATTTGATGAACAATTAAAATCACAAGATGGCATATTGTTTGGCTTAAATCAAAGATATTTAGAAATGATTGAATCTTTAGGTTTACTAAATGATGCACAAATTAAAGTAATGAACGGATTTGATGCACAAAAACAAGCATCAAGAGAAGCACACGCAACAGAAGTTCAAACAGCAGAAGAAGCGGCAAATAAAAACTTAGAAGCCTTTAAAAAGGGTGAGTTTGGCAAGATCAATATGAAAAAATTGACCGACAAACAATTAGGTCAAATGGGTAGATCCGCACTTCAAGAAGGTGCTAAAATTAACAAAGAAATGTTTAGATTAAACCAAGCATTGATGATTGGTGAGGCTATAATGAATACTGCGGCTGGTGTCACTAAAGCATTATCTCAAGGTGGAATGTTTGCAATCCCAGCGGCAATAGCAATAGGTGCTATGGGTGCGATACAAGTTGCAACAATAGCTTCCCAACAACCACCAGCACAATTTGGTGGAGCTAGACAAGCTGGATCTCCATTCTTAGTTGGAGAAAAAGGGCCAGAATTATTTACACCAGCTACTGCTGGAACAGTTACACCTAATCATCAATTACCGAGTGGTGGTAATGTTGTAAACTTTAATATAACAACAGTTGACGCACAATCATTTGGTGCTTTACTAGATACAAGACGAGGACAAATAGTAAATATGATTAATACTGCTTTGAATAATAAAGGACAGGCGGCTCTAGTATGAGTGGTGCATTTCCAACAACACCGATTGCTAACGCTATTAATATTAGAAACAATCAAACAACGATTGTATCTACATCTATTAGTGGTCGCAGACAGGCTAGACAATTACAAAACCAAAGATGGGAAATGACAGTATCATTTCCTATTATGACTAGAACAAACTTTGCTCCAATATTTGCTTTTATCAATTCACAAAGAGGGCGTAAAGAGTCATTTACATATACACCACCAATTATAGATGACGCATTAGGAACTGAAACAGGATCAGTATTAGTGAATGGAGTACACGCTGTTGGAGATACAACTATTGCTATGGACGCATTTGCTGGTGATGGTGCTGGTCGATTTAAAGCTGGTGATTTTATTAAGTTTGCTTCACACGATAAAGTTTATATGGTTGTATCTGATGTGACTTCATCAAGTAATTCGGCAACAGTAACAATAGAGCCACCATTAACAACTGCATTGGCTGATAATGAAGCAGTTACTTATGATAGTGTTCCATTTACAGTTGCATTAAAAAATGATGTTCAAGAGTTTCAAATAGGACAAGACGCTTTTTTTAGATACGAATTAGACTTTATTGAGGTTATATAATGGCAAGAGGTTTACACTCTACCCTTAAAACAGAATTAGCAACAGATCATTTAGATCAAATACATTTAATTCAGTTTACTATTGGTAGTACAATCTATTATAGAACGACAGCGTATTATGATATTACTTACGATAGCAATACATATACTGCTGGTGCTGATATTTTACAGATACCCACAATTACTGAATCAAGTCAAATTGCAACGAGTAATGTTCAATTTGTATTAGAAGGTGCAAGTCAAACTTTTATCAGTTTGTTATTAAATAACGAACACATACATAGACCAGTTAAAATTATTAGAGCATATTTAACTGATACAGGATCTCTAGTTGATAATCCTTATACAATATTCTTGGGTTATATCTCTGGATATAACATAAACGAAACGACAACTTCAAGTCGAATATCTATTAATGTTGCCAATCATTGGGCAAACTTTGAAATGAAAAAAGGTAGAAGAACAAACGACAGTTCACAACAACAAATATTTGCTGGTGATCGGTTTTTTGAATTTTCTGATTCAATGATGGTAGATATCGAATGGGGTAAAGTGAATGACAAACAGTAGTTATACTGTAATTAAAGCAAACCAAAACCATATACCAGAATTAATTAATTTATTAATTCTTATGCCAGATGAAGCTAATACAATCTATCCGCCTTACAACAAACAATTAGGTGCTAGATATTTAAAAGGATTAATAGATCAAGGATTAGTTTTATTATTGATACACGATAAAAAGATTATTGGTACTATTGGTGGCAGTATTACAAGATGGTGGTGGTCGGAAAGTAAAATGTTAATTAATACTTTTTTCTTTGTTAAAGAAGAACACCGAACATTTGATAACGCAAGTAAACTTATTAAACAATTTAACAATATAGCTGAGAAGAATTTAGTGCCATTAATATTGGCTACAAGTGACGCTAAAGATATGGAAAGAAAAGATATGTTATTTGAAAGATTAGGATTTAGAAAACTCGGTAGCCAGTATGGAATAGGAGTATAAATGGGCGGTATAGTTGACGATATTAAAGATATAGTTGATGATGTATTTGATGGTATTGGAGATATATTAGGTGAAATTGGTGACTTCTTATTTGGTTGGATGATCCCAGATATGCCAGAAATGCCAGACTTTGAGGCTATGCTTCAAGGTGATGGATTGTTGGTTAATAAACGAAACAGTAACGATGCACTTCCTGTTATATATGGTACTCGCAGAGTAGGTGGTAACATAGTATGGTTAGCGACCTCTGCTGATAATCAATATTTATATATGGTACTTGCAATATGTGAAGGTCAAGTTGCAAAGTTTACTGAATTATATATAGACGATCAATTATATGCGACTTACACAGGATCAGATGGTACTTATGGCAACCCTAATCAAACGATATCAAGTTTAAATGTTGGATCACCTAGTTCGGCATTGACTAATACTTCTGGTTTGACTATTGAAACAGATCACCCAGTATATTCAGCAATACAAGAAAATTTAATAGAGTCACAATTTGGTGACGGTGTTTCTGAAGTTGTAGAAGAAACAAATTTTTTAACTAATTTTATATGGTTTGACGGACAAGATGATGGCTTTAATACTTCAATTAATTTTGGTACTTCAAGTTTAGGCTGGACATCTTCACATTTAGGCAAAGGTATTTGTCACGCTATGTTCAGTTTTAAATATGATTCTGACGCTTTTAATGGAATACCTAAGATTAATTTTGTTATCAAAGGTAAACAAGTTTTAACTGATTTAACAGGATCAACTTATGCTTATTCTGCTAATCCAGCTTTATGCTTATATGATTATTTAACTTCTACTCGATATGGTAAAGGTTTATCTGCAAGTGATATAGATACTTCTGCTTTTACGACTGCCGCTGGTGTTTGTAATACTTCGGTTACACCATACACAGGAGCAAGTTCACAGAATTTATTTGAAGCTCATACTGCATTGGGTAACAAAACTAAAATAATTGATAATGTTAAAAAGTTGCTTTCATCAATGAGGGCTTTCTTTACATATAGTGGTGGTTTATATACGCTTAAAATTGAAGGAACAGGATCAAGTGTTCTATCAATAACTGAAGATATGATTATTGGTGGGATTAATGTTATTGGTGAAGATAAACAAAAAAAGTATAACAGAGTTATAGCTCGATTTGATAATGAAGAAAAAAATTACCAACCAGATGAAGTTATCTATCCACCTAAAGATGAAACAAATGTTGGAGCTAGTTATAAATACGCAACAATGCTTTCTAATGATAATGATGAAGAATTACATTTTGAAATGCAGTTGCCTTGCACGACTAATCCATATCAAGCTGAGGATTTTGCTGAGTTAGTGTTAAAAAGATCACGATCTGGTTTACAGATTGCTTTTCAAGCAACATCTGAAGCTCAAGAATTAGCAATAGGAGATATATTTCAAGTTAATCATACAGGAATGGGTTTTAGTTCTAGTAACTTTATTTGTATGGGGATCACTTTACAAAATAATGGAACAGTTGGTATCAAAGGATTACAGTATCTTGCTGACGCTTATACTTATAATACTAAATTACAAAGACCATCTGCTCCAGTTACTTTCTTGCCAGATCCTAGAACTGTTAATGCACCAGTATTGGCTTCTATAACTGATACGCCTGTCAATGTCACAGAAGGTAACTTAAATGTTATAATGACTGTTGGACTTAAAGGGACACCAGATTTTTTCGTAGATAAATATGAAGTTCTTTATAAAAAAAGTACAGATTCATTTTATAAATCTGCTGGAATATCATCAAACTTAGTAAGAGAGATCCCTGTTGAAAGCGGTGTTACATATAACGTAAAAGCGAGAGCAATAAACGCATTAGGTTATAAGTCAGCTTACGTTGCTAGAGATCATTATGTTATTGGATTTAGTGATCCACCAGCTAATGTTGCTAATTTATCAATAGACTTTCAAGACGAGATTGCAGTTTTAAAATGGGATCCATCTGCGGATTTAGATTTAGCATATTATCATATTAGATATTCACCAAATGCTAGTGATAGTTATCCTAACAGTATTGTCTTAGTTGATAAGGTCAGTCCACCAGCTAACTCGGTTATAGTACCCGCTAAAGCTGGGGTTTATTTCATT